TGCTGATTCTAAACTAGACGCACCATAAGGTACGACCACATCTTCAGCAGGGACATACATAGACACTTGTCTATCGATGCTTGGGTCAAAATAAACTTTTTTAAATGCATTACCAGCTAACCCTAGTCCCCACAACATTCTTTCATGCTCAGGTCTATATTCAGTCATGACATCCATCAGTTGATAGTTCATGTCATCTTGAACTCGCATAGCTGCGTCTTTTTTATCTTGTGTTTCACGACCAATGATTTGTGTCTTAACTGGACCCATAGCTGGGAATGTCTCCATCATGGTCTCAGCTTGGAACTTAACTACCGCTTCTGATAATAGTGGATGATAAACACCACATGCACCTTCCCATGGTTCAGCACGTTCTTCAATCTTGAGACCTAATAGTTCAAGACCATCAACGTACGTTTGTATCCAATCTTTTCTAGATGCAATATCACTATCAAAGTCAGCTGTTAATTCTGTAGCTAACTTCATTAATTCTGATTCACTAATATCTTCAGCTATATTCTTATTAAACTCTTCTTCATCTTGGCCATCCTTATCCATATGAATGTCCATACCAGGAGCATGGATATCCACCGCTTCTGGATCGTGAACTTCTATTTCAATAGCAGGATTTTGTCCATCTTGTTCTGCTCCAAGACCTTGAGGTGCTTGGTATAATGCTTTATCTATTGCCATAATTTATCCTTAGTTTTGTCTAATACCTTTTGAAAACTCAAATAAGTTCGGGTATTTTTCGGGGGTTAATTCGTTTTGGTCGTATAGGTTTGCACACTCTATACAGCGGAGTAGGAACAGGTCTATTTCTGATAGCGTTCCGTCAGGGGTTTCTAATTTTTGTGGGCGATCAATAGTACAAAAGAGTTTTACTAGTCGATCTACCTCAGGGCCAAATGTCTCTTCTACCTTTTCACTTGTGATCGGTAGACAAGCCAATTTGTATGTACTGGTACTATATACTGAATGAAGCCCGCCAGCAAGTGCTAATATATCATTTGCGCCAAAAGATTTCAAAATGTGATAGACGCGAAGTAGGTGATCACGAAGTGAACCATGTTCATGAGGTTTCTTATCGGCTCCAATATCACTTAGGAACGAAGTTAACAAAGTTTCACTCGTATACATAGCTTTAGGATCGATGGTTACTTTGAACATCAATGTAGTACGCACTTTATTGCAGATCCTAGTTAAAGCTGATGCTTTGTGAGGAATATTACCTGGAAATACAACAACCCTACCAAAAGTAGGGATTACTGATTGGATAATAGATGTATAGTCTTTACTGTAAAATACTGTTTCACCTCCATAGTTTGGGTTCCAATCTTCATCTAAATATATCACTACTGTATGATCTTGTTCGCGTTCTGTGTCTGTGTGAATATATCCTTCTGTTCCAAACGTGTGACGATTAGCATAACATCGTGTCAATTTGCCTTGTCCTTTGAAAAACTCTTTGTTTAGGGTTGACCAGATTAACTTTGTTTCCTTTGTTAACTTGGAAGATACGTCTGTTGGGTTGGACTTCGTTGTATTAGTAATATCAAAATTCCAATGTCCATAATCAATATGTATGTTTGATTGCCAGCCATATGTGAATGCAGATTTATTCAAAAATATACTGCATGCCTTAAGTATATCTTTAGGAATTAAATTATCTTTAATTTGTATCATAGTTTATTCCGTGTCGTTGATCCCATCTAATTGCATCCCACCACCATAAGCGTCTATATTTCTGTACGTTTATATCGCGTCTTGTATTGCTATCAGAAGCACGTTTCTTTATCCAACGTTTTAGTATTAACCTTCCACCTACACCTCGTTTTGTTGCGTATACAATCATCTGTAGTTTCTTAAATTACTTATCAACAATTCTAGTTCAGGAATTGTAGAGTCATTTTTAATTCTATTAGCACGTGTTGAAATTACCGCGCAATTCTTAGGGGTATAACCCCCATTAGAATCTTTGCGATCTAATGATGCTACGTGGTCATCATGCTTTTGAGCACCATATGTAATTGGTATACCTAATAATGGGCATTTAGTATTAGCATTTGCAAGCAGCCAATCTAATGTAATAGAATGTTCTCTTCCTTTTCTCTTAGCTCTGGCTTTTGTTGTTGATAAAGTATCTTTAGCCCATAATAACATTGGATCTTTTAATCGTTTGTTTTCTCGTCTAAGCTGGCATTTTTTTACATGACATTCTTTGCAATAAGGGCCTAACTTATCTTTATTTGATTCTGCTTTATAGAAATGTGATGCATCTTTCTCATGTTCACATACTTTACATTTTTTTGTAGCCATAAAACCTCCCTAGTAATATGCTGCTTTTTTTCTAAACTTGTACTGCCAATCATCATCCTGATCATCACTTGGTAACTTGATGAATCCGCCTTGCCTAAATCTCATTAGAGCTAGTGTTGTACTATCCACCAAGTCGTCATTCGCACCTGAAGGAAAATCATTGCACTGTTCAACTACCTCTTGTGCCCATCGCATTTCGGGTGTCCACACGATCCCCGAAGAAAATAAGTCCGATATAGCATTGACTCGTGAAATCTTGTCTTGCCCTTTACCAGGAGTAAACTCACCCACAGGTATACCCATCCTACGCATCTCTTGATATAAAGCTGCGCCATTCGATTTCTTTTCCACCATGAAAGCATCTGGTTGCCACTCCTTATATTGTTCTAATACAAGTTTCTTTAATTCAGGAAACTCTAGTCGTTCATTAATCGCATTCAATAAGATGATGTTATAGTTATTAACTTCTTCATTAAAGAATACACCCCATGTTGTTAGAGCATTATAGTCAGAACGATTGTTTGCTTCTTGTGCCGCGTCCAAACTCATAATTATAAATTCACAAGGAGGTGGATCATCTTTTTCCCATACATTCCACCATTCGCGTTTTATTAATGCACCTTCTTCTGATACTGGATTCTGCATGTATTGTGCGTTCCAATATCTAACATCTAATGATGCTTTCTTACTTAATAATTCTTCTTTAGTCCAGAACTCAGGCCATAATGGTTCGCCATCATCTTTGATTGCTGGAAACTCTACAACTTCCCATGGCTCTACATCATCATTCTTATTCATCTGATTAATGATCTGGCCAGTTAAATCTAGCTTAGACCATCGCGTCATTACTACAATAATCGCTCCACCAGGCATAAGACGCTGAATAGGACCAGACTGAAACCACTCCCAAGCAGGTTGAAAAACATCCGCTCGTCCAAGCTTGGCGTCTTGCTCTGAATGAGGATCGTCAATGATAAAAAGATCGGCGCCGCGACCAGCAAGAGCACCCCCCACACCGATAGCAAAGTACTCGCCATTATAATTAGTCCCCCAGCGTGATGCACTTTTCGAGTCCGCCTGTAATTCTACGTCTGAAAAAACGTCATGATACGCTGACGAACCCACAAGATTACGGACCCTACGGCCAAAATTAACTGCAAGATCAGCTGTATGAGATGCCATAATAATTTTCTTGTGTGGAAACTTACCCAGAAACCACGCTGGGGCAAGGTAAGAGATAAGCTCAGATTTCCCATGTCGTGGTGCAATATTGACGATAACGCGTTTCTTTTTTCCGTTAGCGATGTCTTCAAATATTTGTGCAAGTTTGTAATGATGAGGGCCAGTCTTATAACCAGGATATACATGTTTAACAAACTCCAAAAAAGTTGATTGTCTTTCTTCTTTTACTTTTAACTCCTCTAGTTTTTCAAGCATAGAGTATAGTTCTATCTTTTCAACCTTTGATAATGAATCTACATTTTGCAATGCACGATACAGGTCTTCCTCTTTTATACCAGGAATGTTTATCATTAGTCTTTTTTATCTTCAGGTTTGATTTCACCCATTTCAGCATCGATTACTTCAAATGAAGTATCAACAGCTAAGTTGTTGCCTAGTATCTTAAATAGTTTGCTACGGATTTGGTCTTCGAGATTCTCAATAGAACCTGTTTTGATGGTGACTTCTGTTTTATCGGTGAATAAACCAACGTCTGATATTTTGCCTAATAGCTCTAATGCTTTTAAGCGATGTCTGGGATCGGATAGTCCTGAATCTTCTATAAGTTTGTTGGTGACAAATCTTCTTAACTGCACTGCCTCATCTACAACTTGATGGTCGTAGTCTTGAAGCATGGCATAGAGATGTTGAACTGTAGAGGGAACACTAAGCGCTTTATTTATAGCAGCGTTAGTTGATTGAGTTGAATTGGGGTCTGTAAAAGCTTTGAATAAATCTTCAGCTTCTTTTTTGTCTTCTGGTTTGGATTGTATTTCTGCACCAGCTTCTAGTAATACTTTAGCAGTGGCCGCAGCAATTTTGACTTTTTTCTCAAAAGATGTTGGTTCTTCTGAATCAAAGTTGTCAGGTAATGGTTTGTTCGCTTCTGGTATAATTTTAAGAGACATTTAAGCTCCTGTTATATGCGGTTTCCTCGCGATGGGTGCATTATAACACAAGTTTTTAATAATCAAAGACTTAAAATAAATATATTTTAGAAGGTATGTTTGATAAAATAATCACATGTTTACTACCCTTACACCTAAAAACCTAGCCATTCTATACGATATGGCATGTAAACTGCCGCCTTTTGATAAGTTTAAAATGCCAAAATCATCTAAAATAACCTTCAAAGTCATTAAAAACCCTGGTATTTATGGGGCTTTTGATGAAATTGAGATGGCTATTGAGATAAGTAGGCACTCTTGTGGTCATTTTAGTACTATTTTTGCCACTCTCCTCCATGAAATGCTACATCTAGCCCTGTATGTTAGGGGTGATGATGACTTTCACCTGCACGAAAAGAAGTTTCAACGCTACCACTCTATATACGCAGCCGTATATAACCTAGACCCTAAAGCAATCTAACCCGTTTTTTAAAAATTTTATAAAAAATTTTTTGATTTCCCATTTTATTTTAGATGGGGGTCGTTTGTATTCAGCCCAGTGGATATAGATGGTGGGGAGGCTCATTTAAAAAAGGGGGTCCCCCATGACCGAAATTTTTCCCTGTGGAATTTATCGTGATTTTGCGAAGTATTCCTTGCTTTTTACGACATAATGCCGTATAATGATTTTCATCAGTTAGCAATCAAGCGAACTGATTTTTAAATGAAGGGGAATACCATGTTACAAGATATTATTGAAGTACTAAGCTTTGAAAATAAGCAAGTTTTAAATACAGAAGTTATTGCAAGATTAGTTGATGCTAACAAAGCTCACAAAACAAAAGATGGTTTTATTTTTGATGCTAGTGAAGGCTTTGCTGAATTTGTAGAGAGTTTAAATGCTGATGAGTTTACAAAGGAAGTATGGGAAGGTGCTATGGATTATATCAAAGCTGAAATTGTAAATACGTTTAAGATTTCACCAAATACAGCAAAGGATTATCTTACTGAAATAGTTGAAATTCTTAAACTTCGCAACCCAGCTATTTTAAAACCAGCATCTAAAAAAGCTGATGCAATTCGCAAAGCTGAAAAGAAAATTCAAGCTGATGCAAAACTAGCTGAATTTGCACACGTTTCAGTTGAAAATCTAACTGATACATTGGTAGAATTAGCACCAAAAACTGATAAAGCTAGTATTGTAAAATTTAAAGAAATTTCAAGTATCGTGAAATCTAAAAATGATGCAATTCTCAAAGCTAGTGAACAACAAGAGAAAGATGATAAAAAAGCCTTTAAAGAAGAGTATAGAAAAGATGTGAAAGATATTTTAAACAATGAGTATGAATTTGCACAATATCTACATGCTAATCTTGCAAGATATCGTGCTGATTTTGAAAAATCAAAATAGGAATTTATCGTGATTTCACGAAGTTTTCCGAAGTGAACAAAATACCCTAGTTTTTACTAGGGTATTTTTTTGTCCATTTTTTACCCATGTCATCAAAGATGAATTCCGTTCACTTCGTTTCACCAAGTGAACGGAATGTCATCTTATGATGAC